ATTGGTTGGGCTACTTGTATCCAACACATAAATAACTAGGAAATCCGTAGTCAATCCTCTCGACATTGCATCAGACGGCAGACTACTAGTAGAAGTACTGACATCTTTTGGATATTGATAGGTAAGCGAGGAAGCCATATGAGTTATTCTGGAAAATTTATACCAAAAAATGCCAAAAAATACTTAGGCAATCCCAGTAATATTATTTATAGATCTTCTTGGGAACTTAAATTTATGAATTATTGCGATACAAACCCAAGTATCATTGAATGGGGTAGTGAAGAGTTGGCAATACCTTACTATTCTCCAGTAGATAGGAAAGTAAGAAGATATTTTCCAGACTTTTTTATACGTCTCGCTGATCGCAATGGCACTATTAAGAAGTATTTAGTCGAGATAAAGCCAGATAAGTTTACAAAGAAACCAATTAAGAAATCTAGGAGAACAAAAGCGTATCTTCAAGAAGTAAATCAATACATTACTAATCAGGCAAAGTGGGCTGCTGCAGAGGAATTCTGTATAGATCATTCTTGGGAATTTTTGATCATTACAGAAAAACACTTAAAGGTATGAAATCAATACTAGAAGAAGCAAAAGGAAAGAAAAAGTCTCAAGGATGGTTTAGATCCCAGTTTCTTAGTGCTCTCAAAAAAGCATCTGTTGCAATGATGAGACCAAAAAAAGGTGAATTATTATATTTTGAATATGATGGACAACAGGGGAAACAAGATAGGTATCCTCTTGTATATGTGGTTAATGTAAATGGAGAAACTTTCTTTGGAGCTAATTTACATATGGTAAAACCAGAGAAGAGGTTAAAAATTGTAGACGACCTACTAAATAATAAGATAAGTCTGCCTAAAGAAATACTCTTTACATATTCTGCAGAGTATATTTTGACAGAAATGTACCCAGTCCCAAAAGAGGAATGGGCTAATGCTGCTTCTTTACCCTTAGAAAAATTCTATAAAGCAAATGCCAGGTAATTATCCAAAGATGAAGAATGTGTCCAACTTTTTATCTGGACTAAAAAGTTATGGAACATCTTCTAGTAGTTTATATACTGTTAGGTTTGAAAAACCAGACGTTTTGAAATTTCAAGATATTGAGACTGGTGTAGAATTAGGTTGGCCAAATGATCTAACAGATCTATATTGTGATAGTGTCCAGGTTCCTGCTAGACAGGTCAATACTGGAGATATAAAAGCACTCGGTAGTATGTATAGGTATCCTACTGGCGTTTCTTATAGTCAGATGGATATGACTTTTCTAATGGATAGAAAAACGAGTATCAGAAGACTCTTTGAATACTGGACTCTTGCGATTGCTAATGATGAAAGAAACTATGCTACTTATTATGATCAAGCAGTTTCAAAAAAAGTTACGATTGTGAAATATGAAGGATACGACGATAACTATCAAAACAATAAAACGATAAACAATCGTAAACAATACGACACATTTGTTAAACAGAATGATCCTGTATCTGTGTGGGAATTATATAATGTATTTCCATTTAATTTGGGCACTATAGACCTGAATAGTGGGACAAAAGATTTAGTTAAACAGAATGTAAGTCTTTATTTTGAACGTTATAGACAGTACAGAACTGAATATAGTCTTCTCACATAAATAATACATAATCAAGTTTGTTATTCAAGTGGAGTAATTATGCCCTTACCTAAGATTGTCGTACCTCAGTATGACCTGAAATTGCCTGTTACAGGATCAATGATCAAGTATCGTCCTTTTCTTGTGAAGGAAGAAAAAATTCTTCTCATGGCTATGGAATCTCAAAATGAAAAAGAGATTATCAATGCTATGAAAACCATCATCAAGAATTGTACAACTTTGAGGAAGAAAGTAGAAGATCTTCCTACTTTTGAAATTGAATATATTTTCTTGAAGATTCGTTCTAGATCGGTTGGTGAAGTTTCTACAATAAACATTACATGCCCTGATGATGGTGAAACTCAAGTTGAGACTGAAATTGATCTGAATAGTATTCAAGTTTCAATTCCTGAAGATCATGATAAAAAAGTGATGCTAACTGACTCTATTGGATTGATTATGAAATATCCAAGTTTGGATATGTTTGTTAAAGATAACTTTAGTGTATCAAATGTAACTACAGAAACAGCATTTGATCTGACTGCTGATTGTATCGATTCAGTATTTGAAGGTGAAGAAGTTACTGAAGATGCGACCAAGAAAGAAAAACTTGAGTTCTTGGACAATCTCAGTAATTCACAATTTGCAAGTATTCAGAAGTTCTTTGATACTATGCCAAAACTTTCGCATACAATCAAAGTTAAAAATCCAAAGACTGAAGTTGAAAGTGATGTTGTTATTGAAGGACTAGCTGCTTTTTTCGAGTAGCGATGTTGCATAGTTCAGTTGAGAATTACTTTCGACTGAACTTTGCCTTAATGCAGCATCATAAGTGGCAGTTATCTGAAGTTGAAAACATGATGCCCTGGGAAAGGGAAATTTATGTGATTCTTCTCTCTCAATATATTGAGGAAGAAAATGAAAGAATCAAAAACAAGAACAGCAGCTCTCTCTAATGGCTAAACTAACCACCAAATTTGTCAAAATTCCCGTCAAAGTTGACGCTAAAGTTTTGGTGGGCGGAAAAAAGAAGAACGCTAATGCTACTGGCGCAGGCAAATCGTTCAAACCAGTTTTTCAAGGATTCAACAGACTTGGATTAACTTTAGAGTCAGAATCCAACCAGCTATCAGAATCTACAGATAAACTGAAGGCAGTTAATTTAGGTCTTACGGACTTTGAGTCAAAGAGAAAAGAATTAAATGATCTAAAAAGTGGATATTTAGATCTAGTTACTAAAAAAAGTGAAGAAGAAAAGAAATCTTCTAAAGACAAAGAAGAGAAGGGTAGTACAAAACCAGACCCTAAAATAAAGAAAGAGGTTAATAAAGAGGGTAAACCATTTGGCAAGGGTCTTTTGACTCTTGGTAAGTTTCTTGGTGGACTTAAAGGATTACTTAGTAAGGCATTTTTCGTTACTGCAGGATTTGCAGCGTTAAAATGGTTTGCAGATCCAGCAAACGCTGAGAAGGTAGATGATATTGTTAGTGGATTAAAAAGTGTATTTGGATTTGTTTGGGATGTAACCAAAGTAGTTGGTGGATTAGTTATTGGTGGTATCGTAAATCTTGGATCTGGTCTAGGGAAAATCTTTGGTAGTGGTGGAGATCCAAAACAGATTCTTGGTGGATTTGGTGATATTTTACAGGCCCTCCCTGGTATTGCTACGATTGGATTTCTGTTGAATCCTATTGCTGCCTTTAAGGCAATTATCAGGATTCTGACAAGTTGGAGAGAACCAAAACAGAAAGAACCAGAAAAACCAGACAAACCTAGAGAAAAGCCAGACAAACCAGACAAACCTAAAAAAACACCAGATAAACCAGAACAACCAGACAAACCTCAAACACCAGACAAACCTAAAGCACCTAAGAAACCTAAGAAACCAGGTTTCTTCCAGGGAATAGGAGACTCACTTAAGAAAACTGGTGATTCGATCACTTCTGGTGCCCGAACAGTTAGTAAATTTGCACAAGATCAAGGAAAGAGAGTTGCTGAGACTGGTTCTCGTTTAGTTGCTGATCTTGATAGACAACTTGGTGGTGTGATTGAGGCGATTGGTGCTGGGTGGAAGAAACTTAGTGAAGGTACAAAAGCAGCAATTACTGCACTACAAGAAAAAGGTGGAGCTTTAGTTAAAAAGGGTCAAAATGCAGTATTTGATTGGTTATCAAATCAGAAAGGTGTTCTTGGTAAGGTTGGTAAAGCATTACCAGATCTTCTTCAGAAATTTGGTAAGTATCTGCCTTTTGTAGGTGATATTGCAGGTTTTGTATTCGATATCATGGCAGGTGTGGATTGGAGACGTGCTCTAATTCGTGCCGTTGTTGGTGCATCTATTGATGCTGGATTCACTGCACTAATGGCAGCTATGGGTCTTGCTGCACCATTTACGGCAGGTGCATCTGGTATTGCTGCAACTGCATTGTTTGTTGCATATATGGGTGCAGATCTTGCCGTCGGTGGACTTGGTAAAGTAATTGGTGATCCTATATCAGATGCTCTGGGTATTCCAGAAATGGCAGGGGAGTCTAGTGAGAATGCAACACCTGGAACACTTCCTAGTCTAGAATCAGCAGAAAAATTATCTGCTGATGCTATTGCTGCAAAAGATCCAGACTACCTTACTAAGATTGCAGAAAAAGAAGGTAATACTGCAGAAGATGGTGGTATTCTTTCTCCAGATGGCAAGATGCCTTTACCATTTGGTGCTGCAACTACATCTAAAAATAAAGATGATATTAGAGATCTAATTGGTATTGGTTCAAGTTTTGATACCAATTCTGTTAGAGGACTTCTAGTTCAGGCAATAGATCAAACAAAGATCTTTGCTGATACCATCTTTAATATGAAGGAACAGGGTATCTTTGAAAAGGGTTTGAATGCAGTATTGAATGCTGGAAGAAATATTGCAGGAGCTCTTGGTAGTGGTCTTAAGGA